CGTCCATTAGGTAATATGCCATTTTCTAGGTTTTTAAACTGATATATACCCATAAGGTTATTCCCTTCTAAAGCATACCTAGAACGCCCATAGTTCGATTCTAAAGCGGCTTGAACGAGTAGTAGCTTGCGGGGTATCCTATATTCTTTCTTTAACGATCTATCTATGCGATCTGCGCATTTATTGACTTCTTGTATAAATTCCTTGTTATTTTTATAGCGCATGGCGGGATCTGACAGTATTAAATACATAACAATAGCCGTTAAAACTAACGTAAAACTTGTTATGAAATAGTCTCGAAACTTATTCACTTAGTCCTCCTGCGATGTTGTTGATTTATAGCTTATCTATTTAGATAAGATTGCAGTCCTATAGCTGCTCATTTGTTTGTAAGTTTTCATTGTGTATATTTTATTGTTTTTGTCAACCCTATCATTTGTGTTGAAACCAATTATATATTGCAACAAAACTTAATAATATAAATACTATCTGCTGTGTTAATCTTGCTTTATCTCCTTCAATGTAAGAAACATAAGTCCACATTAAAACAGATGTCATTAAAAACACCCAAGCTATCCATTGTAAATGAATAATGGCACTTGCCTGTATTACAGAACAAGTAATACTAATACTCGCTGCAATCCATTTATAAATAGTTAGGTTCATTTAATTATTTTTTGTTTGTAATACAAACCAACTCTTGTAAGCCATTCATAAGTATATTTCTTAAGAACTTCTCCATCTATAACAAATTTTTGAAACTCTAACTTTGGAGTACACATTAGAATAACACCTTGTTGTATGTTCGTTTGATAAACATAATTGTGTGCAAGAATATAACCGGCTAATTGTAGGAAATAGTCACTTATCCACTCTTCGCGCTTCGTTTTATTAGATTGTTTCAAATCTACAATCGTTTCTTTGCCGTTGTATATACCTACGATATCCGTAGAACCTGCATATAAATCTGGGTAGTATAAAGTTGCCTCCGATCCCCAAAGCTCCGTTAATTGATCTTTTAATCCACGATCAACGATCACCTCTCCCATTTTCGTTGCTTGTTGGCCGAGATCCGTTAAGTCTAAATGACGTTCTCCTAATAAATAACCTTCAACATAAGAGTGCATAAAAGTTCCACGACTAGCCGCTTCACTTTTAACTTTTTCCGCTTCTTCATTACCCACTCTATCTTTCCATTCCTGTAACTTTTCTTTCTTACCCGATGGCATCGTAGCTGAAAGGATAGTGGTAACTGATGGAAGTTTCTGTGTTTCAATGTCATAGTGTCGTTCGTCTTTGATTAAGGAACGCATTGACTTTGGATAGTTATATATAAAATTTCTTTTCATTATATTCCAAACATTGCCATTACAACTAAAGCCACAGTGCTAATTGCTAAGTAAGTAATCATTTATTATTTATCTTTCTTATTATCTTTCTTATTATCTTTCTTATCTTCTTTCTTAACATAAGACCAGTCTATTGTATCATAATTCTTTTTATATGTTTCATCAGGTATTCTCGATATACCATCCCAAGTTCTTCCGTATTCTCTTTTTCTATCTTTCATTTCTTTTCTCCATCCATATTTTTTTATGAGTCATTATCATATTACTTCCTCCTCCATTAAACCATTTTTGATTAGATATTTTTCTATAAATTTCATTTGGATCATTTTTACCACCGGGAGTTCCATGACTATTTTCTCTAGCATTCGTCCATCTTAAATTTTCAGGTCTATAATCTATACGGTTTCCGTTGATATGATCTACCATAGTATATTTTTCTGGGTTTGGATTTTTAACAAAAGCTCGTGCAACCATACGATGCATTAAAATTTCTTTTTCCCAAGGTATAAATCTTTTAAGTTCTTTATCTTTATTTCTGTAATCAATTTTTTCTCTTTTTTTATGTTTATGCACAATTCTATGCACCACATAACTTAATTTAGTTAAAGATATGCTTCCAAATATTGGCTCACCATATTTGTTTTTTTTATTATTTTTAATACTATAAAGAAAAGGCCATATAGGTTGTTTGTAAATTGGATCTATATCAATAGTACATTGTGAAAAATAATGATAACCTCCCGTTCTAAATATTAAATATCTATTAGGTATAACATTTTCCATAAAAAGTTCTAATGGAACACCTTTGCTCATATCTATTTCATTTAATGTCATTTTCATTAATGTAATGTTGTATGTACAAAAGGTTCAGCTCTCTTTGCTTGATTTACAATACTTTTAACAACTTCATCAAATTCTTCTTTTGTTGCAAAGATAGTTTTGTAAAGACGTAATGCTTGTGCAACCATAGTAGATGCAACCATTTGTGGTTCATTGGTTTTAGTTACAAGATCAGTCATAGCATCAAAGATATTATCATAAATAAATTTTAAATTATTTTCATCATCTCTCATTTTTTCAAAATGTTTTTTCTTTCTTAATAATTCTAAAAGTTCTCTTCTAACCTTCAATGGTAATTTTTTTATTCTACTTAAATTAATCTTTTTTTTCATAAAGAACTCTCATTCGTTTACCGTTAAAGTAATAACCAGATATTGTTTTTTTAGTTTTGGCTTTTGTTTTTTTCTTCATTTTCTTTCTCCCATCTTTTTTCTTCTTCTTTCCATTTTAAAATTTCTGCTTGCATTTCTTCGCGTAAAAAGTCAATCTCTTTACGCAACATATTATTTTCTTCTTCAAGTCTAAATACTTTACGTTGAAGATTATAAATTGTAAGCTCTAAATCGTTAGGTCCTCTATCTTTAATCATTGTTGCATGCTTTCGTAATTCATTTTTTTATTTACTTCTTTCTCTGTTAACTCACCTTGATTATTGCAATACTTACAATCTTCATAATGAGGTTTCTTTTCACCTTGATAGTGCACTGTAATATATCCATTACCTTTACACTCAGGACAAATAATTTTTTTATTGCTTCCCATTTTTATAACCTTTTCTTTTAGCCATACGTTTAGTAAGCAGCTCTATTGTTTTACTTACAGTTAATTTTAAATCTTTATTGGGTATTAGTTTGCCGTCACCTAAAAATATAAGCATATTATAAATTTTTATTGGCACTGATACTGATTTATATTTACTTGTGTCCGCCATTTTGCTCTCCTTTTGTTGATTTTACTATACTTTCTTGCATAAGTTATGGGAATATATATTACAAAAATAACGCTTGCAAGCTATTTCTTTTTCCATTATCCTATACATCTCTTCTCACACCTTTGTTTGCACGTCCTTTAATTAGGACGTGTAAACGTATTCATATCCAATTCTTAAGTTCCTCACCCATTACTTGTGAAGCTATATCTATTTTATTCTTTAAAGCATTTAATATTTTTTCATCCACAGTTTTTTCAGCTATCAAATCAATATAAGTAACAGATTTCTTTTGACCAATACGATGAGCTCTATCTTCTGATTGTAGTCTTTTCTCAAGGTCGTAACTATTACTATAGTAAACAACTGTATTAGCTGCTGTTAAAGTTATACCATAACCACCTGTTTGTGGGTTACCAACAAAGAACCTAACTTTAGAATTAGGGTCTTGAAAGTTTTTTATATTTTTTTGTCTTTCTTCATCTGGCGTTTCACCATAATAAGATACAATAGATTCTTCACCATAGATTAAATTTTCTTCTTCATCTTTAGCTGTTGATATAGCTTCAATGATTGCTTTAATGTTAGGAACATAGTTTGCCCATATAATAACTTTACCTTCTGTTTCTTCTAATATTTTTAATAGTTCAGATATTCTATTGTTTTTAAGTATTTGAATTTCTCCGGTATCAGATACAAAGTGACCACAAGTTATTTGGTGCAATCTTAATAATTGAGATAAAGCATTTACAGCAGTTAATTGTTCTCCATTTAAATAAGATCTCGCTATAGCTTTCATTGTACTATAAAGTTTTTGTTGTTCTTCTGTTAACTCTACATCTCTTTTAATATATATTTTAGGAGGTAGATCTAAACAATCTTCTTTAAGAACTCTGTATGAAAAAGGTTCTATTAATTCTGATAATTCATCAAGTCTTTGATAACCTCTTACTACCTTAACTCTTCTACTACCAAATACACGATCCACCATATCCGCATATCTAGCCCTGAATGTATAATAAGAACTAAATCCTAATAATTCCTGATTAAGGAAAGCACATTGACTATACAAATCTAATGGAGATTTAGTAATAGGTGAACCTGTTAATATTCTACGATATTTTGAATTCCTAGATAGTAAAGAAATATATTCTGTTCTTTTAGCTTTATGATTTTTAATGGTAGTTGATTCGTCAATAGCCATTAATGCTTTATGAGTATTTAAAAACTTATAAGCAAACTGTGCACCATTCTTTGTTGATAGTGCCTCAACATTCATTATTAAAACGTGGAGAGTATATTCTGATTTAAATAAAGAGTTGAGCTCTTCTTGTTTTGCTTTGGATGTTGAAGTAGTCCATAATACTTTTTTATTTTCTATATGGCTAGGTAAATGTGTTGGAATTTCTAAAGAAAACCAGTTTTTATAAACACCTTTTGGTGCTATAATTAACGCCCCATTTATTAAACCTTTATCATAAAGTATAGCAATATTATCTATAAGAACTTTAGATTTACCCGTTCCCATCTCCATGAAGTAGGCATACTCTTCTTTGTCCCAAGACTTTTCTAAAGCCTTTAATTGATGTTCATAAGGTTTAGTTTTAAACCTGTATTTTCTAATATCCATAAATAATTTCTTTCTGTGTTGACACTTAAAATAAATATCATTATATATGATGTCAATAGTAAAAAGAATGAATAAAAATAAATTTTTTGAGTTATATCACGAACGCTCAATGATAGAATTTTTTGAGTATAAAAAACAAAATCCTAAACAAGATTTTGTATATGTTATTCAACAACCTGGTGCAAACATAGATATAAGAAGTGCAAATGAATATGGTAATATAGTTTTTTGTTTACCTTATCGCGGTCCCGATTCGCAAATGTATTTCAGTTCTAGTCCATTCGTATTTCAAATGAATAAATGTTTTAAAGAATTTCGTGCAACTGATTATATATTATTAACAGGAGACCCAGCATTTATTGGTATCTCTTGTGCAGTTGCAGGAAATGTGACTAATGGTCAATTTAAACTCTTGAAATGGGACAGAAGGGAGCTTAAATACTATCCATTAGAAATTAATCTCTATCAGAAAGGATAACAATGAGTGACGATGTAAAAAGCATGATGCTAGAAGATGCAACAGATCTTTTAGATAATGTAGAGGTAACAGATATTGCTACTGAATGTCAGAAGTTAAAAGAACTTCAAGATGAAATTGAGGAGCAAGAAAAAATGTTAGAAACAATAAAAGAAAAGGCAAAAGTAATTAGTGAAAAAGTAATTCCTGAGCTGCTTGCAGAACAGGGATTAAGTTCGTTGAAATTAGCTGATGGTTCATCTGTAACAGTCAAAAGAGAATACAGATGTACTCTTCCTAAAGATGACATCAAAAGGGAAGAAGCTTATAAATGGCTTCGTGAGAACGGAATGGGAGACATTATTAAAAACAATGTTTCAGTTACGTTCGGTCGTGGCGAAGATGACAAGGCACAACAATTGTTGGACCTTGCGGCGTCAAATGGTTTTAATCCAAATCAGAAATCTGATGTGGCTTGGAACACTTTGACAGCCTTATTTGAAGAGCGTGTCAAGTCCGGGCTTGACATGCCTTCAAGTGTCTTTAGTACATGGATTAAAGACACAACTAAAATAACCCGTAAATAATGGAGAAACAATGATGGCTAATGAAGCAATGGTTAAAAAAACAGTAGCCAATGGTTCTGTAGCTTTGTTTGGAGATGATCTAGACAAAGGTTTTGAAAACATGACGCAACAAGATCTTGCGTTACCTTTCATCAGAATATTGGGACAGCTATCACCTCAAGTAACAGAAGGTGATGCTAAATATGTTCAAGGTGCTAAACCTGGTAACATATACAATACAGTTACAAATGAACTGTATGATGGAAAGAAAGGTATCAAGGTTATTCCTTGTTATTATAAAAAAGACTTTCCAGAATGGACTGACAGAGGAGAAGGAGCAGGTGCACCAGTTGCGGTTCACTTACCTACTAGTCCAGTAATAGCAACAGGTAAGAGAGAAGGATCTAAAATTAGATTACCTAACGGTAACTATCTTGAAGAAACTGCTTCTTACTATGTAATGGTAGAAACTAAAGCAGGTGGATTTACTCCAGCTTTAATTACCATGAAGTCTACACAACTAAATGTAAGCAAGAAGTGGAACGCAATGATGAAAACTGTTCAGATTGCTGACGGTAAAGGCGGATTTGCAGTTCCTCCAATGCATGGTGTTGTATACAACCTAACATCTAACCTACAAAAAAATGATAAAGGTAGCTGGTATGGTTGGACTGTAACACAAGACCGAATTCTAGATACCAAAGATAAATCTTTGTACTTAAGTGCAAAAGGTTTTGCTGGTGATGTAAGAAAAGGTACTGTGCAGACAAAGGCAGATGTGGAAGAGACAGTGAACGACAACGTTCCGTTCTAAATAACAAACGGCTCCCCTTAATTGGGGAGCCAAACAAAGTATTGGTGTGAAGAATAAGTTTAAAGAAATTTTTTCTGGCTTACAAAGTGCCTATGGGCAATATCAAAAGTCAGACAGAAGTGAAACTGGAAAACAAAAAGGCAAAGCCTTTATCATTAAGAAACCTATTACAGATAATCTTTGGGAAGATCATTTAAATGGTGTTGATCCTGCATTAGGAATTATTCCTATTAACGAACAAAATAATTGTAAATGGGGTTGTATTGATATTGATCAATACAATTTAAATCATAAAGAATTAATACAAAAGATTAATGAATTAAAATTTCCATTAATAGTATTTAGATCTAAATCAGGTGGAGCTCACGTATTTTTATTTACTAAAGAATATATTACTGCTGCGTTAATGCAGTCGACATTAAAAAAAATGTCAGATGCTTTAGGTTACAGAGGGGTTGAGATATTTCCGAAACAAACGGAAATACTTGTGGAACGTGGGGACACAGGTAATTTTTTAAATTTACCCTACCATAACCAAATGAAAGGACTAAGATATGCTTTCGACAATAATGGCACCGCTATCTCACTTGAGGAATTTTATAAGCTCTATGACTTACGTGCGTGCACCAAAGAAGAGATCGAGAAAATACAAATCGAAGAAAAGAAAATAGAAGAAGTCTTTAAAGAAGGACCACCATGTCTTAATAGATTGGCAGTAGAAGGGTTTGGAGAAGGATCTCGTAATAATGCATTATTTAATATTGCAATTTATTATAAAGAAGCAACTCCTGATCAATGGCAAGATAATGTTGTCGCTGCCAATCTTAAATATATGAATCCACCTTTAAGTAATTCTGAAGTTCAGCAGTTGTTAAAATCTATTGGTAAAAAAAGTTATGATAAATATAGATGTAAACTTCCACCTATTAATGATGTTTGTAATTCTCATGTATGTAAAAGTAAAAAGTTTGGTGTAGGTTTTGAAGAAGAACAAATGCCTATATTAAGTAACTTAACAAAATATGATTCTAATCCACCACAATATTTTTTAGATGTAGGTGAAGGAGAAAATCAAAAAAGAATAGAACTTAAAGCAGAGCATTTAGCAAACCCAAGTTTGTTTTGTTTAGCGGTATTAGAAAAAGCTAATTTAGTTATTCCTAAATTAAAAGAAAAAGATTGGCGCACATATTATTTAAAACCTTTAATAGATAATTTACAAACTGTTAAAGCTTTAGAATCATTAGATCCTACTAATCAAATATTAGGTTTGTTACAAGACTGGACTACGAATAGACAGAACGCAAGAACTATAGATGATATATTTAATAAACTTCCGTATACAGATGAAAAAAGAGAATATACTTATTTTAGAATAGATGACTTCTTTAACTTCTGTAAGAAGAATCATTGGGAATTAGATAAAACAAAGACCGGTAATCTTATTAAACAATTAGATACTATTTTTGTATCAGAGGTTAGACCTAGAATTAAAGGACAAGAACCAAGACTAATTAAAATTAAAGCATTAAAAAAAATAGACGCAAATGTATCTTCGGTTAAATACCAAGATCAACATTTCTAATGATAGGTATTAATTGGTTTTTAAAATATAGGTTGTTAAAACAAGAGTTACAAAAAGTAAAATTGCAAAAAGAAATTTTACAAAGAAGGTTGAGAAAATATGAAGACAATAATTTTAGGACCACCAGGTACAGGTAAAACAACTACGTTATTAAATTTAGTAGATGATTTTATTAAACAAGGAGTTAAACCAAATCAAATAGGGTATTTTTCTTTTACAAAGAAAGCAGCTAATGAGGCTTTAGATAGAGCAAGAGAAAAGTTTGATTTAGATCCAAAAAAAGATTTAACATATTTTAGAACATTACATTCGTTTGCATTTAGATTTTTAGCAATGACTAAAGAGAAAATGTTATCTGTAGAAGATTACAAAGAGTTTGGAAGACGATGTAACATTCCTATTAAGACTACAAAGTATTCAGATGAAGATGGTTTATTCAATTCAGATAATGAATATTTAACCATTATGAATACAGCAAGGGTAAAGAAAATGGATTTACTTACCTTATATGATCAAAGAAGAAACATGATAGATGTTGAAAGGAATACTTTATATCTATTGGATCAAGAATTTAAAAAGTTTAAAAAAGAAAAAGGATTAAAAGATTACACAGATTTATTAGAAGATTTTATTAATAAGAATAA